TGGGGCATGCAGTTTAGACTACTAAATAGTCTTCTTAAAAAATTTCCAAATCCAGAATTTTGGGATCAACTTATTGTTGACAAAGTTGATTGTTTAACATTATATGCAGGTGAAGATGCGAATGGAATTGCTGATAAATATAAGAAATTTATTTTTCAACCTGAATTAAAGAATCCTAAAATAAACATTGGTGAAAAAGTAGGCGAAGATTATAATATTACAGTAAAACCAAAAACAATTAAAGAATTTTTAAAATGAGCAAGAAGACTAAAGACGAAACAGATAATCTAAAAATCACGACTTCTCAAGAGCAGTTGAAAAGCTTCTTGAAAAATAATAAAGACTCTCATTACAACTTTGAGCCAAGTATTGACTATAAGATTTCAAGCGGCAGTTTGCTACTTGATTATTTTCTCACTGGTGGTCTAGGAACTGGACTTCATCGATTCTGCGGTATAAACGAAGGCGGCAAAACAAGTTGCGCTCTTCAATTCATGAAGAACTTCTTGGATCAACCAAAGAAGCGAAAGGGATTTTATATTAAAGCGGAGGGTCGTTTAAGCAAAGAAATGATTGAACGATCTGGAGTTAAATTTGTATTTGATGAGGATCAATGGGTAGAAGGTACGTGTTTTGTATTTGAATCTAATATTCACGAAACTGTTTTTGACGCTATGCGTGAACTTGTTGGCAAGAACGATGAAAAGATTCAATATTTCTTTCTGCTAGATTCTGTAGACGGACTTATCAGAAAGGGTGATCTTGATAAGACGTTTGAAGAGTCGCAAAAGGTTGCTGGTGGTGCAGTTATTGCTGCTGATCTAATGAAGCGCATTTCAATCGCTCTTCAAAAACGCGGTCATATTGCAATTTTTATTTCTCAGGTTCGCGCTGACATCAAGCTAGATCCATATAGCAAAGCTCCAATTCGTCAAACAACAGCGACTGGTGGCAACGCATTGCTTCACTTTGCTAATTGGATTTTTGAATTCGATGCTCGTTTCAAGGGCGATTTAATTCTTGAAGATCCAAATAGTTCTTATGATGAACAAAAGAATCCTTATCTTGGACACTTTGTTAAGATCGTAGTAAAGAAGTCTCCAAATGAAAGAACCAATTGCACTATTCGTTATCCTATCAAGTATGGCAGAAAGAATGGTACTTCTAATTGGATAGAAAAGGAAATTTTTGATTTCCTGATTATGTGGGAAATCGCTAATAAAAAAGGAGCTTGGATAAGTTTTGATGAAGAATTTTTAAATACACTAAAGGAAGCTGGCTTTACGGAGTTCCCTGCGCTAATTCAAGGGTCAGCTAAATTTGAACAATTAGTAAATGAGAATGAAAAACTAAAATCATTCTTCTTTAAATATATAAGCGAGAATCTACTTAATTTTGGCGATGGAATTTCTATCTCTGAATAATAAAAAGAGGCGATGTAAGAATGCTCGCGATTACATAATCGATTGGACAATTGATAGTCGTAGTAAATTTCAAACAGAAGTTAAAAAGTTTCTACGCAACTATTGGCTCCATAACATTGTGTTTGAAGAGTTTCCAATCGTAGGTACTCGCTTAACCTTGGACTTTTATAATGCTAATAAAAAAATAGCTATAGAAGTTCAAGGTAGGCAACATACTGGATATGTAGAATTCTTTCATCAAAATAGAATGAATTTTCTTCATCAGCTTAACAGAGATAAGAAAAAAGAGCGATTTTGTGAATTAAATGGAATTACACTTGTAACTATATACGAAAATGATATAATAAATAAATATCTTTTCGAAAGTCAAGGTGTAATATTATAAAATGAAAAAAGATTCACAATCAGAGAGTTTTAAACAGTTTAAGATTCCTGAAAATTATTTTAATAAACTGTATGAATTCACTGGTTCTGATGAATCTTCCAAAGGATTTATAGTTGCTTATGTATCTCAAGATGGTTGTCCAATGATATATACTAAAGTGGCTAATCCAATAGTAGAAATGGGATTGGTTAAGGCTCTTGAAAAATATTTAAACGAAGTGAACAACAGTCAAGATTCTATTGACATGACTGATGAAGTCTGATATCTTGCGTACGGCATGATATATTCGTATGATTTAGAGACGCAATTGCTTGCTGGGCTAATAAAATATCCAGATCGTTATGCTGAAGTCGCGTCATTTATAACCGAAAAAGACTTTTGGAGCGAAAGTTCCAAAATCAACCGTACTATTTTCTGTGTGCTTCGTCAAGCCATAGATAATGGTGAAAAAATTGACGATGTAGTTATTGCTCAAAGAGTTAAGAATTATGGAGTAACTTTTGAGGACAACATCAATCCGTCCGATTACATTGAATCGCTATCCCTTAAAAAGATATCTCCCGAATCAATAATTAGCGTAGCTAAAGAATTAAAAAAGTATACAATACGCCGAGAAATTGCGCTTTGTGCTGCTGATATAAATAAGAAGATGAAGTCTATATCTCCATCTTCTGATTATAAAACAATCGTTGAAACAGCAGATAAACTTTACAATGATCAGATAAATCTTTATGAGACTGGTGAAGACCAGCCTCAAGATATTTTTGCTGAAATGGAAGCTCTTATTGAAGAGCGTGGTAATAATCCTGTTACAGAATTTGGTTTTGCTGGACCACATCCAAAGATTCAAGATATGTATGGTTCTCTTTTGAGGCCGGGAAACATCACTGTAATTGTAGCGCGATCTGGTGTTGGTAAAACACAATTTTGTTTAGATTTTACAACTAAAGTTTCTGAGCAATATGAAGTTCCTGTTCTCCATTTTGATAATGGAGAAATGAGTAAAGAAGAATTGATTTTCAGACAATGTGCCGCTATGACAAAAGTTCCAATGTATCTTTTGGAAAGTGGTAATTGGCGCAAAGCTGGGATTGATGTTGTTGAAAATGTTCGTGCGGCTTGGAGGACAATAAAGAAACAGTATAAACATCTTTATTATTACAATGTTGGCGGTATGAGTATTGATGCTCAAATAAGCGTTCTCAAGAGATTTTATTATTCTAAAATAGGCAGAGGTAATCCTCTTATATTTAGTTTTGATTATATTAAAACAACAAGTGAGAATGGCGGCAATAAAACTGAATGGCAACTTGTTGGCGAAATGGTAGATAAATATAAACGATGCATTCAAAAAGAAATCAAAAGCGATAAAGGACCATGCATATCAATGATGACTTCTGTTCAATCTAATCGTGCAGGTATCGTAACAAATAAAAATGCCGCGAATGTCACTGATGATGAAAGTATTGTTTCTCTATCAGATAGGATAACTCAATTTTCATCTCATATGTTTATTCTTCGTCAGAAAACATTTGATGAACTGCAAAACGAAGTAGGTTACGGAACACATAAATTTATTAATGTAAAAGCTAGGCATCTTGGTAAAGATATCGCTGGTGCTATTAATCCAGTAAAATTACCAGACGGTACTCTCAAAAAGAATTTTGTTAATTTAGAAATAGCTAATTTTTGTGTAACCGAAAAGGGCGATTATAGAGATATCGTTGATTCTCTTTCAACAACCGCAACTGTAGCCAAGGATAGCGATGACGACGTACCTAACCTCGACTAACGATCAAGCTGATCATATTCAGAAAGTATTAATTGATCTTGGTTACAATCTTTCTGATAGAGGAAAATATTGGCAATGTAGCGCAGTTTATAGAAATGGTGATAACAGAACAGCTTTGCAAATCTGGAAAGATACTGGTATCTGGCGAGATTTCGTAGCTAATACTTCGTATCAGCCTTTTAAGAAACTATTAGAATTAAGTTGTCAAGACGATTCAAAAATAGACGAAATATTAGTTTCGATTAAGAATAACAATGAATCTTTTATAGAATCTACAAGGACTCCTAAAATGGAAGCAGAACAATTTTTTGATCATGATGAAGTAAAAACTCTTTTGCCTCATTATGACTTTTATAATAAAAAAGGAATAACTTCTAAGACACTTGAACTTTATCGATGTGGATTCTCCATGTCTGGTAAAATGAATGGGCGATTTGTTTTTCCAATCTTTGATGAGAATAAAAAAGTGGTCGGTATTAGTGGTAGACATTTATTGTGGAAATCGTCTTCGTCTTTTCCTAAGTGGAAACATCTAGGTAAAAAAGCTAATTGGATATATCCAATAAACATTCAATCTCAAGATGATAATATTTTCCTAAAGACTATTGAAAATAAACGGAGTATTATTTTGGTTGAAGGTATTGGTGATAGTTTAGCTTTGTCTGAGCAAGGTTATTATAATCATATTGTTGTTTTTGGATTAGAAATTAGTTCTAAGCAATTGTCATATTTGATGTCGTTGTCTGTAGATGAGGTGATTATAGCTACAAATAATGATTCTGACAAAACAGATAATCGCGGTCTTCAAGCTGCAATTAAAATCTTTCTCAAACTTATTAAATATATCGATATTGATAAGATTAAGATTAAACTACCTATATGCAAAGACTTTGGTGAAATGTTGGAAAAAAGCATAAGCATGGAAAAATGGGAAAACA